GCCTTCTTGTAAGACCCGTGCGTCATGTTCTCGGTGTGCATGTCGCCCGCGACTGCGAGCTTGCGCTTTGCGCCGCCGAGTTTCGCCAGGTTGCCTACAAAGCCGCCATGCTTTGCTTTCGACTTGCCGTATCCTGCCATCGGGTGCTCCTTCACTGCGCGACTGGGAATGATTCGATTGATTGGCATCGGGCGAATCCTAAATGAAAAGGGGCGAAGGTTTCATGCGCGCCAGCCGCCCCCTCTCCGGTCAATCCCTACTCGGGAGACACTGGCGGCTCGCGGCTCGTGCTTGCGAGGTCCCTCCGCCGGCATCGTTTCCGGGCAGGGGCGAATTACTTTTTGTGCTTTTTGCGCCGATTGGCAATGGGGCCGAATTCGTTGCGGTTCATGGTGCCTCCTTGAAAGTAGGGCCGAAATGGAAAAAGGCCCGAACCGCTCACCCTAGCGTTATGACTGCTAGGATAAGGATTCGGGCCTTTTGATATTCACACGACGCGCCGTCAGTCCGGTGGAGCGTGTCGGTGAATCATTCGGTTCCCTAACGAAGAAGGTATGCGCAAGGGAGGAAGGCTGTCAAGTGAATTGTGAAATTATTTTACAGCATTAGCAAACTCGACACGCTGTTCTTCCCGGAAGCGGAGAGTGGCCGCGCCGCCGCAAGCGATGTCGATGAAGAGAGTGCCGGTGACGTGTTCGCGGCGAAGATGTGCGAGCGCGGCGAGGATGGATTCGTCGCCGGAGTCGAGGGAGAAGTGGCGTTCGCGGACGACGCGGGTGGATTCGGCGGTCAGCGTCGGCGTCATTTGCTCGTCGCCACCGTCGATCTGGTTCCAGAGTCCTTGCTCTTTAAGGATGGCGGCGCGCTGAAACTCGGCGGTCGCCCTTCAGGAGCCGCACCATTCGGCTTCGGCGCACCAGGCGGCGCTCCACCGCCGGCGGGTCCCGCGAGTCCAAGAGATTCCGCAAGCGCTTTCCCGCGCGCGGCGAGTTCAAGCTGCATCTCCTGCTCGCGCTGCCACCTCTCCATCACAGTGTTCCCGTCGATGGACCCGAAGTTCGGCACGCTGCACGCCTCTGCAATCGTCTGCGAGTCGATCATGATGCCCGCCTTGCGAAGCTGTATAAGCATTAACTTCATGCTCATCTGCGTCAGCTCGTGCAGCGAGTTCGGGAGGATGAAGAATCTCAGATTGTCCGCAAACGTGCGAGCGCGGCGGATACGATCGGTCGCGGATGGCTGCTGGGGATCTTCGGTCGGGAGATGCGACGGCACGAGCGACGCGGGATCATAATCAAACACTTCAGGCGCCACGCCGTCCGCGCCCACCCATTGCATCACGCGAGCGGTGGTGTAGTACTGGCAGATGAGGTATTTCACCATCACGCCGAGATCGCGCATGGGAGGCTCCATCGCGCGAGAGAGGTCCTCGATGATCGGGCCGTTGGCTTCCATAATCTTTTCGAGTTCATCCATCGAGCCGACGGCGCGCATTTTCGCGAGCGCCATCACGTCGGAGATGGCCATCTGGGAGTCGAGAGTCTGCTCCAGCCATTGAATCATAGCCATAGATTCGGGAGTGACCTTGAGAGTTTCCGCGTCCACGACCGGGTGAAACGCTCCGCCTTCGACAGCGGAGCCGTCGAAGCCGATGCGGTCGTTCGGCTTGTAGGGATCGAAGCGCCGGGCCTCGGACATAGTGGTCGCGTTGTTGTCGAATTGCAGAGAGGGCTGGAGCTGCGCGCCGATCTTGTCCATGTTCCCACGGGCGATTTTGTTGATCGCGGACTGGATATCGTAGCCGTCGTGCACGAGAGGGAAGCCAAGCGGCTCCCACGGCCATTCGTCCATGGTGAATGGGACGGCGGGCACCATGCCGTGCCAGTCGAAGGAGGGGCCATCATACGTTATTACTTGATCTGAAGAAATTAAGAGTCGGCGGTAAGGGTAGAGCCGCGCGTCGGTCTCGTTCGCCTTGCGGTAGGACATTTGATTCGTGCGCGGGTCGATGCCGACGGGGATATCCTGGCCGACGGATGGGACGGTGTAGGACCAGGAGGCGCCAGTCTCGCCCATCGGGATGGCGTAACCTGTTTTGTTGATGCTGAGGTCGATGACGTAGCAGTAGCGGATAGGCACCAGCAAATCCGTGAGCGCTTCGGTGGTCGCACCACGCTGAGTTTTCCCAAAGATGCGCTGGAGGAGATTCCCGGAGGATGCTTTCCGCACGCCATCGTTCGCGTACCAGTATCGCGAGGTGGATGGATTGAGGCGATGCTGGTAGGCGGGGAACATCGCGTGCGCCATGTACACGGGCATCTCTTCGAGGATCGTGACGGCGTAGGCGGCTTGCCAGTCGCCGGAGGCGGGGAGCTGGAAGGGGAGAACGCATGGGGCGCCGTAGGTGAATAGTTTGATGTCCCCGCGTCCGGTGCCTCCCATTTCGCGGCGATACACTGGCCGCACCCATCCTCGTCCGGTCGCGGCGGCGTACTGTAAGGCTTCCTTGATCGAGCGATCCGCGAACTGTTCGAGATACCATGCTCGCGTGACTTTGTTCATCATCTCCGCTTGAGCGGCGTAAGCTTTGTTGTCGGAGTGATAGCCCCACATGGGACGGAGTTTCGACATCGCCCCGACGACCTCGCGGACGTTGCGTTTGAGGCGATTCGTGGAGACTTTCGAACGATATTCGGCGGCGTTCGGGTAAGCGGGATCCTGGCCAGCGAGGATATCGAGCGCGCGGTGGAAGTCTTTGAAGCCGCGCTGGGAGCGGAGCCAGGTCTGGCCCTCTTCGGTCGTTGAGTTGATCCAACCGAGGCGTTGAGATTCAGAAGTGGCGGCGGGAGCACATTGCCAATCGCGATAGATTTTGTCGTCGGCCATCAGAGACTGCTCCAGCGATAATCAAGCCGCTCGCGAGTATGCATAAATAGTTTCTCGCCCTCTACGAGAGGCGCACGGCCCCAAGAGATACTCCAACCGCGCTTGAAAGACCAGGAATTAGAATCCAGCGCCCAATTGTAAAATGCTACAGCGAAAAATGGCGTGAGTAGAAGGAATTCCTTGTCGGTGAGTCGCAGCCACCATACTCCAGGCAGTGTACGATGCGGACCGGAATTGTAAATAATATGTTCGCGTACGACGAGCGTCATCACTTCACATCCACATGATCGACGCGCTCGGAATCCGCAGGGCGATTGTGCAAGTCCATCTCGCGCGCCCACAGATAGCACACCCGCTCTTGAAATCGCTGCGCGTGCTTGGCTCGTTTGTCTTCCCGCAGGCGGAGGTAATCCTGAATGAACGCTCGCTCGTACGGAGTCGTAGAGGAGGAGACCATCTTCTGCCTCAGCTTGTCGGTGATCTCCGCATACTTGCGTCCGAGGATAGTTTCGTCGTGGAGGAATTCTTCTTCCGCCGCGCGGCGCTCCTGCTCGCACAGCGTACGCTGGAGCTTATCGATATCAGGCAGATTGTCCGCGTGCTCGCGCGAGTAGCCGGGGGGAGTGGGGAAATCACTATACGGTGCGAGCATTAAATATCCAGGAGGATGCGCAGGGTCGCGATAGTTCTTGAAATAGACTACAGGTTCGAGCGAACCCAGCTTGCGCATTATCCTACAGCCTTTTCTAGCGCCTCGTTTACGATGGCCTCATAATCCAAACGCGCTCCACAATTGATGCAGTAAGGCTCATCGTTGTTTATACTTCCACAACCACAGTGAGGGCAGCAAACTATGACGAGAGGAGTTCCATCTTGTGGACAGAACGACATCGTCGTTCCATCGGTGACCTTATCTACATAGACTTCATAGCAAGTTGGACATCCTCGCGCCATCAGTATGAATGTCTCCGCAAGCTAGAAGTATCACCGTATAGAATATCCGTCAAGGTAAGAGTACGACTCTCCTTCAGTTCGCGCGAGCTGATCGTTTGTCCGGCGTAGGGCGCGATGTCCACGGGAGGGAGCGCGGTAGCCTCAGCAATGCGCTTCTTGGACCGCTCCGCGACGATATCCTGATCGTGCGGACAGAACGCTCCCATCGCGGCGGCGAAGATACGATCATCGTGACCGCCTTCTTCATGCTCAAGACGTTCCTTGCCAGTTGCGGTGATATGTGTTTCAAACTGTTTCATTTCCTCGATGAGCCAAGGGGAGTTGATTTCTATCCAGCCGTTCTGCGCGCATTGGACGAAGTAGCCGGTGAGAATCGGACGCGACCAGCCGTAGGTATACCAGCCACGCTTAGCGCTCTTGCTCTTTTTGCGAACAGCAATCTGCCTGGGGGTGAGATCGTAGCGGGTGAACACGTGGAAGCAGTTCACGGGATAGCCCATACGCATCATCTGCCCTTGGCAAGTGTCGCCGACCGCCGCGACCTGTTCGATGGCGACATAGGGCATGGGCCATTTAGTTTCTTCGCGGGACATATATTTGGAGTAGTAAGTGCCGATCGCGGCACCGAACGCGAAGGCTTCCGTGTGAGAGACGTAGGAGGAGGAGAATTCGGCGGCTTGAAAGTCCGGGACTTGTCCCGAGCCGAGGCCCCACACGGAAATCACAGTGGAGTCTTCTCCCTTCCCCTCGCTGGTGTCGATGCCCATGGAGTAGCGAATGCCAAGACGGGGAGGGTGGAAGACGATCAGCTTGCCAATCGCGTCGTCAGAGTTGTCCTCGCGGAGAGGGATCTCAGAGCGGAGGGGGATGAGTTCCCAACGATGGACCTCGCCTCTGTTGGAAGCCATACGAAGGGGGATGCGCTCGGCGTCATAGTCGATATCTTCGACAGGAGGCTCGTGAGAATCCTCGATAGATTGTCCAGTGATGCCGTAGCATTTATAGTCGCGCACGCGCTGGTTATCGATTACCTGGATGGTCCCGTGTCCGAAGACGGATTCGGAGGAGCGCTGGAGCGCTTCTTCATCGTCGCCGGCGTACTCTTGTAGGAAGGATGATTCTGTTCCCTTTTGCTTTGCTTCCTCATGCGTAACCTCCCACCACCATTGCTGCTCGCGGGGCATTCGCCAGCGGCCATTGTGAGGGATACATCGGCGATTAAACTCAGCAAGTAGATGCTTTTCGAGGAGGGGAGAGGAGCGCACAAAGAGTTCTGATTTCGCAACGTGATTTCGCGTGTCATGGTTCGGACGCCAATCTGATCGGAGCGGACGCGGGATTAGCCAAGTGGTGGTGGGATAGAGATCCATGCCGCAGTACCAAGGGAGGAACATAGGATACATTCTGGATTCTGGCCAATTCTTCTTGGAGTAATACCAAGTCTCCGCATACCAGCCTTGATTGGAGCGGCCAGTAGATTCGAGGATGCCTAAAACGTTAGGGGAGGCGTGAACGGCCTTCCATAGCCCTTCGTCGATCAGCATGACAGAGGCGTCGCCGTAGAGGGCTACCTCAGATAAATGGTAAATAGTGGGAGTGCTTCCTGTAGCAATACCAAATTTCTGCGAGCCATGCTGAAAGCTGATGCCCGACGCCATCGAGCCGAATAGTATTTTCCCGCGGTCGGATTCCACGCGAGAGGTGTGCTGCGGACGGAGCCAGACAGGGAGCATGTCGTAGCAGAAGAGAAGCATTCGCGACATCTCGCCGGTTTTTGTCTGGTCCGCGCTGCCAATGACAGCGGATACTCCGTAGGAAAAAATAGTACGATGAGCTACAAGTAATTCCGTGAAGATCGACATACCCAACTGGCGAGCTTTAAGGATGAGAATCTCAATCGCGGCTCCGCGTTCTTCCAAGTCGCAGATGATGTCGAAGTAAATGCGCTGCGGGACGCGAAAGCGGAAGCGTTTGATGACGCCTTCCTCGTCGCGCAGGAAAGCGTAGCGGGTGAGGAAGTAGGCCGCGTCGCAGAGCACCAGCAATTGTTCATTCAGCATCCAGGCGCGATCTTGGTCGGTGAGATTCTGCGTACCATCCGGGCGCCCGAGTTCGTCGTAGGTGTATTTGTTGTTACCTTTGAGGTAGGTCTCGAAGGCTTCGACTTCCTCGACGGAATGGTAGATGGGAGTGAATCCGAATTCTTCCGAGACGATTGCGATGCGAGCGGCGACCTTCGACTCCGCGTACACTATTCCTCTTCCTCGTCGTCTTCTACCTCTACTGCGATGGAGTCCTCATAGGGCATCCGGTCAGGGAGAGTAGGAGGCTCGGCGGCAGGAAGTTCGCGCATCGGCGTCGCGGGGAGCGTGCGCGCGTCGTTGAAGCGATCTACCACGCGGCGGATCGTCTGCTCGGGTGGAGGCGCGACGACTGCGATTTGAGGAGCGGCGGTCGCGGCGGCGGAAGCGTTCGTCTGCACGTGGATGTTGGTTTGCGATCCCTTGGGCGAGGGGAGGAATCCAGTCGCTTTCGCGAGCAGCGTACGATCTTCGATGCCGTCGTCGGTGAGTGCCATCTCCACGGACTTCTGCACCACGCGCGGGGAGTTCACGGCGGCGATGATAGAGGAGGCTTGCGCTCCCATGCGCACGATTTCGCCCGTGAGGATGCCGAGGATGGTGAGAGGGGAGACGCTCGCGGCGACGCAGAACGCTTCGATCGGGAGAGTTCTACGAAGCGAGGCTTGCAGGCCGAAGTAGGCTTGGAGGACCTTTTTCGCGTCCGCGTGATCGGAGGAGGCGAGATAGTGGGGCCAGGAGGTCGCGATGTCGAGTCCGGGGCCGTAGGGCGAGGCGTGCTGATCCTCGACCTGCACCTTTATGGTAATTTGATTCGTGCTATCGTGGGAGATATCCACCGCTTTCTGCTTGCGGATCGTCTTCGATTGCCCGGCGCGCTTGAGAGTGCGGGAGATAGCGCGGAGTTGCGGCGTAATTTGAGGCGCGAGGGAGAGTTGCTCGCGGGTGAGGGAGAGTTCGAGGAGGGCGCGGTCGCGGAGGGTGCTGCCCTCAGGAGTAAGTGGAAATGGCATTACTTCGTCCGATCCTCCAGCACTCCCCCGTATTCCGCCGCCTCCAGCTCCTTATGCCATTGCTCGTTCGCCGCGTCGATATCGAACGCCGCGATCTCCGTGGGGCGGATCTTCGCGGGGCGGATGCGGCACTCGCGAGCCCATCGGGAGCGCTCGATTTGGCGGAGTTCGTCGAGCGACTCGGCGATGCGCTCGGAGGCGCGGGCGAGGCGGCGGAGGAAGA